TATAACTGCAATAACTATCGATACCGATGATTATCAAATGGAAATTTCCAAGATTTCTGGGGAGGATGGCGAAGTAGAAATTCATGTCGATGAAAGAGTTGAACGATATTTATATTTTCAAAATCCAAATGAGCCATTAGTTCAATACGGAAAAAACGAGTCGAGGAAAATCAAGACGTCAGTTGCTATTTCATTGAAAGAAGATTCAGATTACGAAAATGATACCATGTATTGTTTTTTCCCAATTCGTAATTTTCCTACACAATTGAATATGCTTATGCATGGGACCTTTGATTTGAGCGCTAGTCGTGATGATGTGAATTTTGGTGATATCAACAAAACTGTTTTAACTCATCTATTACAATTTGCGATTGATATTGCCCAAGAACAATTAGTCTATCAACCAGACAGCCTATTGGCTATCAAATCACTCACGCCAACGTATATTCAAAGTAAAGTATGGCAGAAGAATGGATTTGATTTACTTGATTTCTATCTCGAAGAAATCAGTAAGAGTAGCATTATTCCAACGGTTAATGAAGATTTTATTTCTATCTCGGAACAACCAAAATTAATAAAAGAACAAGTTCCCTATTTTTTCAGGGGGGATAAGTTCAAACAGCTAATTCATTACATGCCAACGACTGAGAATGATGAACTTCTTGATTTGATGGCAGAACGCA